CTCGGCGAACTGGAGCGAAGACTGAAGGATTCGGAAGTTCAGCTCAAGTCCAACAAGCAACAGAAACTCGCCGACTCCGGTGAGTTCAAGAAGTTGTGGGAGGAGGCAAATGCCGACAATGCGCGTTTGCAGCAACGGATAGCAGAGCTTGAAGTCGCGCTTCAGGCCAAGGACAGCGAAGCCGCCCACGAGCGGTTACGCGCCACTGCTTTACAGCAGATCAGCCATGCCTCTGCGCTGGCCCCCGAACAACTGCTGGGTCTATTGCAACCGCAACTACGCAACAGCGACGGCGTCCCCGTCGTGATCGTCAACGGCATCGAACAGCCCCTTGCCGCTTACCTAGCCAACCTGAAGAATCCTGGCTCCGGCTGGGACCACCACTTCGCCCCATCCGGGGCCCGCGGCATGGGTAGCGCCCCCACATCCAACGTTCCACCCGGCATGGCCAACCCATACCGAAAGGACACGTACAACTTCACGGACATCCTGCGGCTGGAGAAGGACAACCCTGAGCTGGCGAAGCTGCTCAAAGCCGAAGCCACTCGCGGGTAACCACCGGCAACCCCGCTATTTGAACTAATGACCGCCACCCTTCAGAACTACGACGGGACATTTCTGACCAACTTGGTCACCCGTCCCGAGTTCCTTGCTTACTTGAGCGAGGAAATTGTGCAGCGTTCTGCCTTCGTGCAGAGCGGTGTACTGACCCGCAACGCAGCCCTCGACTGTCGTGCTGGTGGCACTCGCGTGCGCGTGCCTTACTTCCAGCCGATCAACCCCACCGAGGAAATCATCCAATCCAACGACGACTGGGGCACCAGCGAGGGCGGCTACCTGAGCCCTCAGGCCATCACTGCTTCCGAGCAAGTGATGACCATTTTGCACCGCGGCTTTGCGTATGCCGTGGATGACCTCAGCAAACTGGGCACTGGCGCTGATCCAATGGCTGCGGTTCGCGGCTACTTGGCTGCCAGCATCAACAAGCTCCGTACTGCCACTCTGTTGTCTCAACTGAGCGGCATCTTCGGCAGTGCGTTGTCTGCCAACAGTGTGGACATCACCGGTGATGCCGATAAGGACATCAGCGCGATGTCTGTGATTGCTGCCAAGGCTGTTTTGGGCGAGCGCGGCGAGTCTCTGACCACGATCGCACTGCACCCAAACCAGTACTACTACCTGCAGCAAATCGGGATGCTGACCTTCACCGGCGGCAACGTGCAGTCGGGCGACCCCATCACCTGGGGTGCTGGCGGCACCAACATCACTGATGCTGGTGTGGCTAGTTTTGCCGGCCTGCGTGTGATCGTTGATTCGCAGCTGCCCCATGCTTCTGGTGTGTACACCTCTTTCCTCTTCGGCCCTGGTGCCGTGAGCGAGGGTGTGCAGCAGGAGCTTCGCATCGAAGCCGAGCGCAACATCCTGTCCAAGCAGGATGTGATGGCCGTGGATTACCACTACGGTATGCACGTCAACGGTGTGACCTGGAACGCGGGCACCGACAACCCGAACAACGCCGCCCTATCCACGTCTGGCAACTGGACCCTGAAGTACGACTCGGAATTGATCCCCGTTGTGCGTCTGAAGTCCGGCACCCCGCTGGATCCTATTGCGTGATCTTCCGGTCCGATCTACCCAATGCCCCGGCCTCTTGCTGGGGCTTTTTCTTTTCTATTACAGGAAACCTAGAGCACTGGGACCACACCAATGCCTGTCTCGCTTGATGCCACAGTTGGCGGCGCCAATTCCAACAGTTTCATCACCGTGGCGACCGCCAACAGCATCGCCGACAACAGCCTGAACGTAACCACCTGGACTGCTGCCAGTGCGGACAACAAGGCCCGTGCTTTGATCATGGCCACCACCGACCTCCAACCCCTGGCTTGGGTTGGAACACGCACGGCGGAAGCGCAAGCACTGGCGTGGCCCCGCACTGATGCGGTGATCAACGGCCGCACGATTGCCGATGATGTAATCCCCCGCGAAGTACAGCAGGCCACGTTCGACCTGGCGCTTGCCACGTTGGAGGGCACCACTGAGATGGGTGGTGGCGACTTAGTGCCGGGTGTTTCCAACGGCGACCTGAAGCGCCTGAAGCTCGACGTGATGGAGCTGGAGTGGCGCGACGAGGGGTTGCCATCTAACCGCACCAGCACCTACAGCCAGCTGGTGAGCCGCGCCCCGAGCTTAAGTACGGTGCTGTACGGCACGATCACCAGCGGGTATACCGGCGGTTCCGGTTTGTTAGTCGGCGTAGTACGCAGCTAAGTCACTGCGCAGTTGTGTAACCACCAAGTTTGCCCATGTACCGTAAGGTGTGGTACATGGGATCATCACGCCGCCCCAAAACCGGCTATCTCGCCACCCCGCTGAATGGTGACGAGCAGCGCCGCATCGGCGTGCTGTACCGCGAGCACCAAGGCATCATCAAGCTGCTGGGGCGCAAGATGTGCCGCAAATACTTCTATGTGGCGCCCGACGATTTATTCAGCTGCATCGACATCGCATTTATCAAAACGTGTCGCGCCTGGGACCCAAAAAAGGGAACATTCTCCACGTTGTTGACGGTGTTCTCTGAGGGTGAGATCCGCCACTTCATCCGCGACCACAACTGGCTGGTGAAAGCCCCCGGCACGGTGCGCACGCTGGGCCAACGTGCCCGCCACATGCTGAACCGCGGCGAGCGCATGGAAGACGTGCTGGAGCAGCTTGGTGTTACGGAGAAGAAGCTCCGCGAGGCGCTGGTGGCTACGTGCCCAACTGACCATGAGATCAAGGGGTTTGACCTCCATACATGCCCCCGTCCGACACCTTGGGATGTACTGGAATGTGAGGAGTGTGCGTAGCACAGGCAACCTAGACGTATAGGTCTGTTCTTTTGTCATGGCCACTGGGGCATTTTTCGCAGCCTTCGGCTACAAGCTGTGGGTGAAGTTGGGCACCAGCTCCAGCACTATCCCTACTAGCAGCGCCGGGATGACCCGTGTGTTCTCACTGGATAACGCTGGCATCCAAGCCACCAGCGACAGCACCGCTGTGCTGGACTACGACTCGGAGTATGGCTTCCAGGCCAACCTGATCACGGGCCAGAGCTACACGATCCCCTGTTCAATGAATCTGGACGTAACTGATGCCGGTTACAAGATTCTGAAGGAAGCTGCCCTTGAGGCCACCCAAGGAACCTTGGTGGAGTGGTATCGGGAGACCCCGGTGACCGATGGTTCTGGCGACGACCCCGAGGAACATGCCGGCCTGGCACAGGTGGGTTCATTCTCCGAGGACATCACTGCCGGCAACATTGCCAAGGTGAGCTTCGACCTAATCGGTTACGGCGCTTACACCTATACCGCCCAGACAGCCTGACGTTAGCGGCAGAGCCAACAGTACAAACCCGCAGACCTTTGCCCCAGTCCCCAGCTGGGGCTTTTTACTGGCCGCTTAGCTGGCGCCACTGACGCAGCACAAACGGCTTGAAGGGCTGCTCCCGCAACGCTGGCGTGATCCAGTCACGAGGCTTAGCGGTGTAGTTATTCCGCACCGTGCCGACAAGGTAATTCCCTTCCAGCACGGCTTTGGAATAGGGGGCAGTCCATTTGATGGTGAGCGTGCCTTTTTTGATGACTGGGTCGGTTTGCGAGTTCAGCAGTCTGCCTCTGTCCACAATGTCCCGCGGACTACCGACAGTCTCACCATTGTTTCTGCGTGTAATGACGGGTTTGCCCTCGTCGTTGGTGTACGCAAACTGCGGCTTACTAATCTCCTCCTGCAACTGGAACGAGATGTAAGGTCCGTAGTTTTCCAGAATCTGCTCAATACGGGCATCGAGCTTTTTGAGATCCCACGTGACCTTGGTGCGGATGCGTGCCATCAGAAGCGCCGCGACACGAGGCGAATCTTCTCCCCGAGCGTGGTGTTGAGGATCTGCCCCAGCAACCCGGTTTTGCCGTAGTTGAAGCGCAACTCCAGCACCTCGCAGGCGGTGTCGGCCTCTCCGGCAAAGCTGAGCGTCCCCGTGGTGCCCACCACCACTGCCGAATCAAAGGCGGTGGGGCTGACGGCGTACCCCTCGTACACGGTGTCGAGCACGTCCACACCGGGGAAGATACGGGAATCGGTGCTTTCACCTTTG